GAAATATCTTCACGATTCGCTTCTACGCGCTGTGTGTAAGCATCATAGGATTCACCTGGAGCCTTGTACTTGTTATACATAAAAGGCGTATCAAGCAGACCCTCAGTTACCTGACGGCGAGCCTTTCCACCAGTTTCGTATGACCACATACCAAGTTCAAGGATGCCCTTACCTGCAGCACGAACTGGCGTGGTTGAAACCTTAAGTGTGTCCTTAAGAATATTAATTCCATCTGTATACCAAGGGTCATCATTAGAACCCATTGTGGCAACATCATGGATAAGTCCAGGAATACCAGTAAAGTCAACTACACCTTTAGCGACTTCACCAACCTTGTCATACCATGCCACTAGCCTTGAACCTTACTACGGATATAGCGGTAGTAGTTACGCATAGCATTGGTTGCACGAGGTGATTCTGCAATCTGCTGATAGATAGGAAGAAGCGCTGCTAACTTAGCAATATCCTCATCATTTTGAGCATTAAGCATTGCGGGTGCTGCGAGTTGTGTTTCAGTTCCAGGGCGTGTGCCTGTATCTACAGGTTCGTTTGGATACTGTGTATCTGCATTAAGTGGAGTGATATCTTCCATGCCAGGAATACTGAAGTTCTTTGCAGTCTTTGGAATAACAACACCAGACTTGTTCATCTTGGCAGCAGTCTGCACATCAAAGAGTTCTCCACCATCACCGTACTGTTCGCCAGGCATATACTGCGCTGGTTGTCCTGCACTGCCTGCACCGCCTGTTGCGGATACTGTGAAGTTTGTTGCTGCTGGTTCTGCCATTTTTATTCCTTTGCTATAAGAGCATTATCGGTTGCACACTCCCAAGGACTCGAACCCTGACCAACGGGTTTGGAAGCCGTTGTGCTGCCATTACACTAGGAGCATTTGAAAGCAGTTTATTGACTTGCTTAGGTCCTGCCAGTTAATTTATAGTCGCTGGTGCTCACGACTGTACGAATTACTTGTTCTTAGAACCGCGTGTTCCGCCTGGTTGCTTTGCGAGAACGATTGCTCCGCCAGTACCTGATGTCTTAGTATCAGACTTAAAAGGCTGCGCTACGCTTGCCTTTCCTGCTGAACCCTGATTAGGAACTCGAACCTTCTTGTATCCACCCATATTATTCACCCCCTTTAAGTTGGGACTCGTCTAATGAGAGAAGCCTGTAGATTCGGCTCGCCTCGCTGTGTTAATCCTGCCAATAATGACTGAACATCTGGGCGACCACCTGGGGCAATCTGCCCTGGCGCTACGCCAACCATACGACCAGTAGAACTCAATCCTTCTGGTAGTTGTCCTGGTTGACCCATACCTGCTTCTGCAGGCATACCTGGCTCACCTGGCATACCAGGTTGTGGTGCCATCTGTTGTGGTGCAGGTTCTGGTTTAAACGCATCAGATACAGCGACTTCAATAGAAGTTCCCTTAGTGCGTTGGTCAATAACATAGGAAAGTTTGCGAAGGATGTCAGATGGGTCCTGTCCTTGGCTTGCAAGGGCTGGAATAGCCTGGGCATAAGAGGCAATAGCCTGCTTCATTGCATCACGCAGTTCCTCAGTATCAACCTTTTCTTCTTCTTGGGAAGCGTTGAACGAGAACGGCATCTGACGGCGTAGGAAGTCACGGGAAATCAACTTGTCACCGCGTGCCTGGAGTCCAAAGACGAGGGCACGGTTCGGGTCAAGCCCTGCCATGAGTCCATACTGAACATCTACTGTGTAATCGCCAGCGATATCGCGTGCAGCCTTGTACTTGATGTTGTATGGAACGCCATTGCGGGTTCCCTTGAGGGTTTTCTCCATATTGCCAAAGACCATTTCATCAGTCTTAAGTGCAATACTGAGAAGTTCTACAAATGTACGGGCAAACATTGCGTGTGCTGCCTTGATTTGTGTATCAAAGCCACCCATAAGCGCCTGAACGCCACGACCAGTGACGATAGATGCATCAATGTTACCTGTACGAGACTCTGGATAGCGAGAACCTAAACGAAGTTCACCTTCCAAAACATTTTGCTGTGCAAAAGCACCCTGTGGAATCTCCAAAGGCACACGGCGAATCTCCATTGGGCGGTCAGAACGGATAATCGCATCTGGTCCAAGTGATAATTCCATGCCATCTCGTGGCATTGCGATAGGTGCCTGAATAGATTTTGTTGCTGCTTCAAGTGAAAGGAGCGCATAACGAGCCTTTGCAACCTGAATTGGCAGTACATCATCAAACTGACCGCGTGCTTTGCCATCAATAGATGGTCGTTGGGTAACGCGGAACATAACTTCGCCCAGTGGATTAGGTGCGCGGTCAAGAACCAAGTCCTTACGACCTGGCATAAAGACTACTTCTTCATCTTTATCATGGTAGAAAACCAATTCACACTGGCTAGAGTTATCTTCTTTAGAATAAATCAAGTGTGCGTATTCTGGATATTGAGCCATAAGTTCTGATGTTGGCTTCATAATACGCTGATAGAAAGAGATAACGCGACCAAAACGGTCCATAACTGGGTAGCAACCACGAGGGTCAATGAAAGTAATGCGTGGCATTTGCGCTTCTGCATCAATTTCTACACGAGATGGAACGAAACCATAGGTTACATAGTGGTCTGCAGCGACAAACATCTGGGTTTGTAGGTCAGAAAAGTCAACAATTCCGTTGACAATCTCCTCACGCTTATCCGCTTTCTTGCGTTGAGACTCTCCAACCATGGAAGGTGAGTTGCAATTAAACGCAGGAAGGGGAGCGATAACTTCTGCAAGGTCACGAGCAGCAATATCAACCATGTTTGCCACAATAGGATTCTCAAACGGACCGTCTGGGAATAACTCTGGGTAAACATCACGCATCCTGCCCTGACGAACTAGGAGTACTTGGTCCATGCGACTGTCGCGTTCCTCAAAGAGAGTACGGTAACGATAGTAGTTGTCCTTGATGTCCTCAATAGACTTAGCCATCTTCGTACTCCTTTCTATGAGTATTCGTAGACATCAGTGAGGTCTACATAGTATTGTTGGGAACGGTCATAGCGAGTTTGGAACATACTTGGCTTGCTATGGGTGCGGTGGTAATGCGCTGCTGATGAAACTCTGTCTCGGCAGGCAAGTTCTGCAAACCAAAAAGCCATAACGCAGTCTGTCTTTTGCGACTTAGGAGCACCTGGGTACCAAGTCACGAGCTGCTCGATAAGAGCCTTAATTCCTTCTGATGCGTGAGTAGATGGGAACTCAAGCATTGCGTTACCATCCTCATAACCAAAGAAAAGGTTAGAGAGTGATGCAACACCGAAGTCGGAATCCCACTTGTTTTGTCCAGTGTGATGTTCCTTGAGTGTTGCACCCCTCGTAGATAGGTAATCCCGCACCTCACGGTCCTGAGTCAACATAGTCTGAAATGCATTTTTCTCAACTCGCCACTCAGAAACTTTATATTTGTCTGTCCACTCCTTGATGAGTCCACGAATCTGGTCTGGTTTCATACCAGCCACATTGGATACATCCAGTAGGTAGCGTTTCTGTGTCGAAATATCTAAGGCTAAACAAACGGCAGCGGTAAATCCAGAGCCTGCAGGGTCGAGTCCAGCGACTACAACCAAGCCATCCATACCTTCTGGTCGTACTCCTGCCTTGCCCTTCGGAATAACTCCAAAGTTACGAGCACCGTTAATAACGCCCTTGATTGCCTCTGATGGAAATACTGAATCTTCATGTACCTGCTGCTGTTGATAGACCATTGCCCATAGGTTGGGTGACATACGACCACGCTTGCGGTGGAGTGCCGTTCCATCCCATTTGTTATAGAGTCCATTTTCGTCAGGTACGCCATTTCCAGAGACAGGTGCCATATTGGTCTTAGCCCAGAGCGTTACCCAATCCTTAGGGTCGTCTGCAAACTCCAATACCGCAGGCTGTGCGAAATATGTCCAAGGCGAAATCTCGTCTGGATATCTCATAGGGTCACGCAACTCGGAGTATAAATCTTTAGGTCGGAGTCGCGTGCCCACTGCAAGAAGTTTTCCGCCGTCATAGTCAATACGAGACATAACTTCTGACTGAATCCAGTCAATCTGCTTCTCGTATTCATGGGCGTTGGTGTGGTCAACGCAGTCATCCATGATAATCAAATCAGCGCGAGCGCCGTAGATGTGACCGCGGATACCGATAGCCTGAACTGTAGGGTCCTTCTCACCCGAATCGCGGGCTTCTGAGGAAAGGTAAATTAGGTCCTGCTTCCACGAATCCGAGTTTTTCTCAAATCCGCCTGGTGGTCCAAAGGCGAGTTGTAAATCCTGATACCTTGGATGGGTGAGTCGGTTCTTTATGGAGAGCAGGAACTTCTGCGCCATAGCCTGTGTCTTGGACACAATCATGATTCTGATATTAGGGTTCTGGCAAATCCGATACACGGCATAGTTGACCGTGATGGTTGTTGATTTAGCGTGCTCAGGTGGAGTATTCACAATGAGCAAATCTGGGCTGCCCTTCTCATAAGAGATGGCAGGATGGACATCCGAAGGTTCGCGCCCCTCTAGCAAATCAATCCAGTGGCGTTGATGGGTAAATACCTTGGTGCCGAGATACTTCTCCGAAAAGACATCAAACGGGGGTACTTCCTCACTTGCCTTTCCGATTTCGCCACGAGCCGTCATACTGCGGAGTCTGTCTATGCCTAGGGCAAAGTCGGGGTCCGTCTTACGATAATACTCGTAGGTCTTAACGCTTCTTCCAACAGCATCCATTGCCTGTTGTACAGAGTATCCCTGTTTGATAAAATCTAATACTTGACCTTTGATGGCATCTGATTTTGCGGATGCCGAGGTAGTTCTTTTTCTTTCCATAATTGTACTAGTAGAACTCCAATACTTCCGTTCTACTTACTCCTAACCGAAGGGTGTAGCCCTAAGGCGGAAGCCGAAGGTTAGGGCATAATTTAGGGAGTAGCCTTAGGGCTACGACTAGCGAGAGGCTGCATAATTTTCGCCTCTCACTATAGTATTAGGTGTCCAAGGCATACTTTTTGGACACCTGTAAGGGTGTGATTTACATCACATCCTAGCATAGCGTATTTAACATAAGTGCAGGTCAGTGACCCCAGGAATATCAAAGTTATGTGGGTAGATACACATATACACACATACAGCGCATTTAACAACCCTGGGGTCAGTCAGACTAGTCAAAGTCTCACCGACTTACTAGGACTAGTCGAGTCTGGTGGTCTGGTGACTGGACTAGGACTGGCAAGGACTATCACTAGGACTGGTTTTTACTAGACC